ATGACTATTTTGAAGAAGCTTTCATTGATTTTTACCTTTACGCTTATAGTCTTGATTACGCTAGGAATACTGAGCACAAGAGCGTTGGATCAGGCCCAGACGCGGTTTGAATACGTTGTAAGTAATAGCCTGGGGAGCATTAATAAAATAAGCGAGGCGTTACAGCATCGTGAAGAATCAAGACGGCAAATTTTTATGGCTTTGCTGGTGAACGAGAAGGATGTTTATGAAAAGCATATGAAAATTGCCAGAGAGGAGATGGCGAAAGCACAAGAGATACTGGCATATTATCAGGCGAACTTAATAACAGATGCTAATGATGAACAGTTAATAAAAGAGACTATCCATAACTTTAACATGTATATTGATAAAGTTAACAAAATGACGATTCTTTATGAGGCGGACGGCATTGATGCGGCCAGGCAAATGGTCTCCGATGAGGGTGAGGTTGCAAAAAGTTCAGTTGCATTAGGCGCTAAAATTAAAGAAACACTGAATTATAATTATAAAATTGCCATTGATTATGCTAATGAAAATAATAAACAGTATAAAAATACACTGTGGTTCCTGATTAGCATCATTACCGTTGCCACTTTACTGGTCGGCGGCTTTAGTTTCAGCATTCTTAATTACCTCAAAAAAGGATTAAGTGGTTTACAAACCACAATGAAGAATATTGGTGACAGTCTCGATTTAACTCAGCGTGTTAATCTCACTAAAAAAGATGAGCTTGGCGCAACGGCTGACAGCGTCAACACGCTGGTCGCTAAAATCCGTGATGTTTTATCCAGCGTGAAAAATGCCAGCCAGGAAGTAGAGACTGCCTCAAATGAAATTGCGTTGAGTAACGATGATCTTTCTGCGCGCACCGAGTCGCAGGCATCATCACTTGAGCAAACGGCGGCCAGTATGAATGAGTTATCCGCCACGGTGAAACACAACGTGGACAATGCCAAAGAAGCCAATAATTTCATTAGCCAGGTACAGTCGCTTGTCAATAACAGTAACCGTGAGCTTATGGAGTTAAAGAGTTCAATTGATGATATCTCCGCGTCCTCTAATAAAATTTCTGAAATCACCTCCATTATTGATGGAATTGCCTTTCAGACGAACATCCTGGCCCTTAACGCAGCGGTAGAAGCGGCGCGTGCCGGTGAACAGGGCAAAGGATTTGCGGTGGTGGCAGGGGAGGTTCGCTCATTATCGCAGCGTTCTTCCGTCGCGGCGGGCGATATCCGCACGCTTATTGAAGAAGCCATTCAAAACGTCAAAAAAGGTGTCATGTACTCGGCAAACGTAACGACACGAATGAATGAAGCCCTGGTGGTGGTGGACGAAACCACGCAACTTATTAACCAGGTTAATCACTCATCAACCGAGCAGAGTTACGGCATTGAACAGGTCAACGTAGCGGTGACGCAGATGGAGGGTAATATTCAGCAAAACGCGGCAATGGTTGAGCAAATGGCTACGGCGGCAAACTCCCTGAGCCAACAGGCTGGTAAACTTTTAGGTGAAGTGAGCGCGTTTAGACTCTGATCATCAGTAGGTTTAACGGCTGATGCGCTGTGTTGAATAATTGTTTTTGTTGATGAATGCAGGCCGCTACGTATGAGTAGCGGCCTTTTAATTGGACATAAATAATATTTCGCAAGATGTCTAAAAGTGAATGGGTCGGAATGAAAGGGTAGTTTTAGGGGGCAGTGTGCCGGACAGGATCGCGGCAAACCTGAGTTATCCGCTGAAATTGCGGATGGATAACGGGCCAGAACTGGTTTCGCTGACTCTGGCGCAGGGCATCTCCCATCGATAGGCCCAACGAAAACAATAGAGCTATTCGTTGGGCCTAAGAGGTTCGGATTTAATTAGTTCTCTTTGCACTTCGTAGGACAATTTCAAGGCACAAAAAAGCCCGCAGGGCTTACGCCGTGCGGGCTCTTAGGACTTCATCGGATGACTCTGGTAATCACCGATGGAGAATTTTGGTGGGCTGGCGGGAGTTGAACCCGAGTCCGAAGTTTTATATCTACCTGTATTATAGGCATTAAATCTGACTAATAATCCTTGCGGCTCTTTTACGGCTCCTTTTCAGTCTATCTCCAGTCCTTAATTAGTGACGATCATCATCTTCATCATCTTCATCTTCATAATCGTCGTTATCATAATCGTCGTTGTCATAACCATCATTTTCATTTACCGGAACGACATTTAAGTTTTCATCGTCAAAAATTTCAGCTTGTCCTTCAATTCTAACTGAAACACTGTGAATTGAACCTTCCAGCTCTGCTGCTGATAAGATGACTTTGAAACGGTTATCGTAATCCGACGCAACCCACAGAGCTTCGGTTTGGTAATCGCCGTCTCCGATATGGCGATCATCGCACTCTTCAAGAGAGAACTCGTCTGCGGCTATCTCGACGATTAACGCTTCGTCACCGCCTTGTTCTTCAAGCTTTAGTTTCTCATCTTCGTTCAAAAGCTCTACCGGGATGCTTACTTCAACGCTGCCTGTAACCTTCATGGGGTGTCCTTTAACAAGGTGAAAGATGACTACAAAATAAGATAATTCTAATATTAAGGTTACTTAGAGATTTTCAAGGGGACAGATGTACTACCATCATATTCTTTTAAATATGAGCCATAGTGGCGAAAAAGCATCTCCGGCCCCTTATGCCCCATCTGCCCAGCAAGCCAGAAAAGGTTTGCGCCCTGGCTGATGTGGCGTGTCGCGAATGTATGCCGAGTCTGGTATGGGTTTCGGTATCTGATCCCTGCTTTGCGTAATGTTGGCACCCATGCTTTTTTACGGATCGCATCTGCGCTGGCCCACGGCTTATTCGTTTTGGGATCCTCGAAGATCGTCGCATCTTTCATGAAAGTGAAAGTTTTCTGATTCGCCAGCACAGCCATTGCCACATCGTTAAGTTCTACTTTGCGTGTGCCCGCCTTTGTTTTCGTTCCCTTAATAACACCTACCACACTCGCGTTCTGTACGTGCGCCGTCTTCCCGATGAAGTCGATATCGCGCCAGCGCAACGCGCATAATTCCGAGCTACGCAACCCCGTCTGGATAGCGAACATAAACAAGTTTTCCCATTGCTTATTACCGGCAGAAGAGAGGAGGGCATCAACTTCTGCAGGTGAAAGTGGATCGACAATATAGTCGCTATCAGCAGTCGATTTGTCGCTTTGATAGCGGGATGCCGTTACCAGAGATACCGGGTTGAGTTGTAGCACTCCATCTGTGACAGCCTCATCAAGCGCTGACCGCAAAAAAGAGAGTTGGTTACGAATCGTCTTTAATGTGGTGGTTCGACTTTGGATCCATACTTTCATTGCCGCCGGCGTAAGTTCGCTTGCCGGAAGTGAATGCAGTGCAGCCAGCGCGCTACGGCATTTTTTATAACCGCCAATAGTTGATGGGGAAAGTTTTCGTGTTTCGCAGATGTCGATGTATTCATCCAGATACTTTTTTACTGTCTTCCCTGCAGCCGCATTCCCAAATAATTTTAAGCGAGCGGATCGCGGGAAATACTCTGCGTAAACGAATGTTCCACGCTCTATTTTATTATGGATTTCGCCGAGGGTTCGCTCGGCGTATTTAAGATTCTTACTGTTCACTTCAAGATTAGAAAGGGGCTCCCTGCATTTAACCCCTCTATAGGTGAAAGTGATATTGATAGTTTCGCCCTGACTATGCTTTCTGATAGTCACGCCGCGCGGTAGTTTTGGCGACTCTGCCTTGCCCATTTAGCAACCTCACTAAGATCAATCCATCTTTCCTTAACGCCTTCCACCTTCAGCACCTGAACACCTTCAAACCAGACACCGCGTTGCACCCGTTTATTAATGGCTTCGAGGGTCTCTCCGGTTTCTTTGCAATAAGTCGAGATCGGAACACAATCGAGGTTCAGCATAATTCCTCCACTTCACCGGCTGCACCCGGTCACTCTTTAAAGATACAGGTCCCGCAACCATTGCGGGCCCAGTCAAAACAAATACCGCATCGATTTACTTTTTTACTTCCTGCGCCTCCTGCTGGGGTGCTGCTGCGAAATGTTCAACACCTTTTGCCCATATTTCTTTGATGCTTGTCCAACTGACAGGCACTGTAATTTCAATTCGCCCGCTTCCGTCGCATGTTTCGCATTCATCATCGCCAAAGCACTCTGGGCAGCTTATGAACTTGGTTTCTGAAAACTCACCGGATAGCGCACCCTTTGCGCCATTCTCTGCCGTCAGCTTGCTCGGCACCAGTGCATAACCATCAGGTACCGCCTGCTGCATGTTTTTCTCATACTCAGCAATCTGCGGGTCATACGGCAACTCATCACGCTGCTCTGTCGGCCCAACGGCGGCGCGGTACTGCTGTAGCTCGCGGGCAATAGCCTCTGCTTCTGATGCGGGGATCATCACGTTGGCATCCTGACCATACGTTTCACGCCATGATTTGATTGTGTCCAGGCGCTCATCTGAGACGAGTTCGTTGATTGCACTCATTTATCACCACCCTTCTTCATCTTCTTCTTCTTCCCAGCGTTGGCGCTCAGCATCAATGCAGGGTTTACACACTTCATAAACGCGACCACAACTGCCCTCTTCTATATCCCGATGAGGGTAGAGATGATCCGCTTGTTTCTTGCACCAATCGCACCTACCCGAATAGTCGGCTTTACGGGATTCACGAAGATATTCATCGTGGCATTCCTGGCACATATCGATGTATTCACACCCGAAAGAGTCTGTTTCACCTTGAATACGGCGAATAGCATCTCTATCAAGGTGCGTATCGCATTTAGTGCTGGTAGGTACTCCGCAAGAGTGGCCTGGCAGCGTTGGTACCGGACCGTTGCTAATATTTGCCATATCCCTCACCCTCCACCATTAAATTGATGCCCGCAGCTTTCAGCGCGTCAGCAAGCATGATCCGGTATGCCTTCAGCATGGCTTCACGCACATTGTCGGTGCTGTAAAACGCCTCATGAGCGCGAAGCATCGCATCCAAAGAGGGTTCCTGTTGTGCAAGTTGTTCTGCTGTCACGCTGCTAACTCCCTAATAGGAATTCTGTTCATGTGCATCGTGTAGCCAGTCCTGACCTCCAGCTCCGCATACTGCTCAAGCAGCTCTGGGTGATGCGTTGCGCCGTTCTTCAGGTCATTGCGGCTTGCCATGATGCAGAACACGCAGCTCAGGCGCTCATTGCCAAGCGAATAGGCGTAATGCGGCTCCTGCCCGGCTGCGCGAATGTTGGCGAACACCTCATCGGCTTTCAGCTCGTGAATCGGAAGCCACTCGTACCAGGTCAGCACTGAGTTGGAATCCGTCTCGTTCTTGCGGAACGTCTGCCGCTTGGCGCGACCAGGCGACTCCTGAGCCCGCAGCCCGAGGCAATTGACGATGACCTTGAACCCGTTGGCCTTGGCATACGCCCGAACCTCGCGCTGGATAGGCCCACGTTTCAGGTCACTGGTGCATTGCCTGGTGCTGGCAGATGGCCAGCTCGGCACCTCCGGGCGGTTCTCAAAGCGACGAGCCACCATCTCAAGCAGAGTCTTTCGCGCTCGCGCCACGATAAACGGCAACCCAGCGTCTGCGGCCTGTTGCTGCGCCAACTCCAATGCGCCTGGCCATTCCATTACACCCAGCGAAGCATGCACGACGACGAGCTGCTGGGTCGGGACGATATCAAGCAACTTTATGAGCATCGCCTGACTATCTTTCCCTCCGGAGTGGTTGGACACGAACAGCGCGCCAGTGTCGACCAGTGAGCGTATTTGATTGTTCATGACTGGCTCCCGCGAAGCTGCTCAGCATATTGAGAAGCCTCCCTGCTGGCTCTAGCTCGCCACCCCGTCGTGATGTTATTGCTCTTGATGGCCTCTTCGGCGTACATCAATGCAAACATCTCAACGCCCAAAGCACGCTGCTCATTTACCCACGCATCAGTCGTTGGGGTTTCGATTTCACGCTGAACGATGACATTCTTAACGCCGATTGTTGTCCCATTAGAGGTTTGCTGATGTTTTTCGACCTCGCCGTTTTTTGTCGCTTCTTTCAGAGCCAGATTTTCCGCAGCCAGCGCATCACGAATTTTCAGTGATTCACACAGCGCGGACTTAGTGGTATCCAAGCGATCGGCCAGTTCGCGCACTAACTGTGACGACGCCTTAGGCAGGTAACGCGCCGCATGGTATGCCGCGTGGATTAATTCGCTGGTGGTCATGCGCATTTGCGGATCTCCATTAGCTCATTGAACCGGGCCATGAACAGACCGTAAGCCTGCCCCGGGCGAAGCGGGATGATGGTAAACATATCGGTCGGCGGGATTCCCTCAAGCACCGGCCATACGGTACCGTCATCAATATCCAGATCGCGGCGTTCGGTACCGAGCATGACAAGGTCGGCGTATTTAACGGTCGGGTGCTGGTGGGCAGGTAATCCGAACTTCGCGCGGATCACGCTATCCACATAAGCCTCAACGCGTTGGTAATCCGGCAGCAGGCGTTTAAGCGGTGCCGGGATGTCCTGGCAATATGCCTCAGTAGCATCATGCAGCAGTGCTTCAAGGGCGAACTCTGCCGGCACGAGCTGGCTGACCAGCACCGAGTGCTGCGCCACGCTGTAGAACTCCGGCAGGTGACCGGCAAAGCGGCAGATATGGGAAAGTGCAGTAGCGATATCCTCGATCACGATGTCGTCGTGCTGAATATCGGTGTAGTTAATATGTTTCCCGGATAGTGTCTGAATATATGGCATTACGTGTTCTCCGTTATTTCGCGCTGCACCGCGCCTGAATTTTGGTTGAGCGAATCCCTCGCCGTTGGCGATGATTTATTTAACTTCGCTTCACTAAATGCCCCTTTGCGGGGCATTTAAGGCAACGTAATTAAGCGCTGAACGTACCGATAAAGGTTTCAACCTGGCTGTCTTTGAACTTCCCGACCAGGAGATCGCGGAATTCGGCGGCCATTTCTTCCTGCTGGGCTTCCAGCTGCACGATGCGAAGCACCAGAATCGGACGGTCGCCGCCGAGGATGCTCAGGCGCAGCTTAAAGCGACGTTCGGGCAGGCCTTCAAACGGCACGCACTTAAATTCGAAAGCCACCGGCATGATGTCCTGTGTTTTCGCTTCAACGCTTTCCATCAGCGAACGCTTACCGCTGAAATCGTTATCTTCAAAGTCAGCTTTCTGAATGGATTCGATAGTGATTTTGCGAACAGCAGCCGCCGATTTTTTGGCGTCGATCACCTGCCCGTCAGAATCAAAGCCGGTCAGGTATTCGGACCAGTCTTCGAGCCATTCAGCCAGTTCTTTCTGACTGTGACGATCACCGTTAATGTCGAGCAGAGCGGAGAACGGCGCTGTTTTCTTCAGGATCAGGCGCGCGGTGTTATCGGCGTGGCCCGGATTGGCCAGCGTGCCAAGGTTGAAAACAGCGATCGCGAGCATGTCGTCAGCATTAATAAAGCAGCGGGTACCTTCAGCAGCGTAACCAGTGGAATAGGTAACGAAATCTTCGATGCTGCTGGTCTGCATTTTGCCGCGAAAACGGAAACGCTCCAGGGAAAGGTGCTCAAGGGTTTGAACGTCCACACCCGCAGGTACCGCCGCAGCCGGGCAGTCAGCGCCATCCAGTTTTTGTTCAAGCAGCTGGAACAGTGTCATCTCGCGAATTTTTTCGATAGCCGATGCATCTAAAGAATGGGACATGGTTTTTCCTTAAGAAAAATTGATGAATTGATTACTGCTGGGCGCGCAGTTTCGCGTCGGCGTCACCAGCGAGGGTGAACAACTGGCCCTGATCTTCCTGAAGGATGGTCAGCTTGCCGCCACGGTTCACGTACATGGGGGTTTCGGTGGTGTCCTCTTCCGAGGATTTGCCACGCGGGGTAGGGCGCACATAGGAAAGCTTGTGCTTGATGTTTACGCGCTTCTCTTCGACCGAGTTGCTCATGCGGTCAATTTCAAACGTCAGGGTTACTTTTCCCTTCTGCCCGTTGTTCAGGACGCCGAAAGCGACCTCGCTCAGCGCGGCGGCGATCTTGTTCTCGAATACTCCGCCGTCCAGCTCGCCCAGAAAATCAGGGACTTTGGTTAAACGTTCATTACTCATCGGTTTTACCCTCAGAAAGGCGGCTGCCACCGCCGGTTAGTTTCTCCACACAACACAAAAGAGCACCTGCGGCTGCAACCGCCCGGATGGATTGGGGAATGAGCCCGTCATCCGGTGATGCTCTTGTGTGTTGCGTAAAAAAAGGGGCGGTACCAGCGACTTCATGGGATAACTCTGGTACCGCCAAACAACTACACAACTGTCTGGTTTTATGAGGTTGTGGGCCAGGCGCTTGTCTTCTGGTTGCCGTCGGCGCGGCTGCAATTCACCACAACGGAGAGAGCACTGCGTAACCTGGCACCGATCTGGCCGCCGGTCGGTTTGTACTGGATTCTTCCCCAGCCACTGGCCCGGACAACGAAGCTTCTATGTGCGTTCCAACCAGTGCTCTTTCCGTTGTGTGCCGGGCTTACACCGACTCCTATCTGTTTTTAAAGCCACTCAGATATCGTCTGGGCTGCGCCTGTTTTTTCACCACGTCAGGCTAGGGGGATCATGCTATTTCCCAAAAGCAAGGATTTGGTTAATCTCTTATATCCCTGACAATTAAAGGACTTTATATGTATAAGAAGGACGATATTCCTGTCTTCCCCGTTATTGGTTGGCATGCCGGACCTCTTCCTGGTCACGACGCGGTAATAATGAAATTCCAGTTTCTCTCATCACCAATGCAACCAATTGAGACTGCTCAGGAAACGCAATTTTTTTCACTTACTCCAGACATGGCCGAGAGCCTGGTTTCATATCTGCAAAGGCATATTGAGAGTTTGAGAAATCACGATGTCGGTAGTCCTTTTAAAGGCATTCACTGACTAAATCACCCCTGTTTACTCATTCTCCCCAAAGCGCCGGAAGCTTATGGCGCTTTTGTCTTTTTGAACTCTAATGTGAATCCCGCAGCGTTCCGCGAGTCATCCCGTCATTCATACGCCACCGGCGGCTACTTCGTGGGCGTCCTGCCTGTTCGCTGTTGATGGTTAAAATCTAAAATAACTTAGATTAAAGGTCAAGCAGGAAATCTAAATTAATTTAGTTTTCCTGAGGGGAAGGGTTTACTTGCGGCGCATCATTCGGCGATGTTCGACAACGACACCGATAATAGTGATCTTTTCTTTTGCGGAGTTACGAACGGCATAATCTTCATTCAGCGGAATTAATTCAAAAATTTCCTCCCCTTCGTCACTGACACCTCGCGCGCGGTATTTTTTAAAGGTCGCCTCGTCGCTGCCGTTCTTAGCAACAACGTAATCACCGGGACCAGGCGGTATCTCTGGGTCAACGATGATTATGTCGCCTTCAACAAAATCCGGCTCCATAGATTTACCTTTGACCCGCAGCGCGAAGGTTGAATAGGAGTGAAATTCAGACGTCAAAATATACTCCACCGTTCCATCAAGGTTTCTGGCGTCACATTCTGGTGACCAAGCTCCGGCTTGGACATAGCTAATAATAGGGATCTGCAGTGCGTTAACGGGGGCGGGCCCTATATTGGCTTCATCTTCTGTACCATACAAAAGAAACCCTTCGCTGACACCCAAGTATTGGGCCAGTCTGGTGAGGGAAATTCCACCAGGTACGTTCAAATCCCTTTCCCAATACCCTACCGTAACATCTGAAACACCCAAGGCCTTACCAAGCTGACCTTGAGTGAGTTTTCGTTGCTTTCTTAACGTCCTTAAACGCGTACCTAATGTTCCCACGATCTAAACCTTCGTTGATGAAACCTAAGTTATCTTAGTTTTTATTGACCTAAAAAAAATTAGATAATAATATCTAAATATTCTTAGGAGGACGTTATGACTACGACTGATCTTGAGCAGTACTTCGGCTCGCCAAACAAGGCTGCTGAATTTTTTGGAGTATCACCCGAAGCATTTTATCAGTGGCGTACGCGCCCTGGGCAACTGATTCCAAAAGGCCGCGCAGCAGAAGCTGCAGCGCGAACTAATGGGAAGCTCAAATTTGACGCTTCGCTTTATCAGAAAGGTAACGAAAGGGCGGCTTAGCCGTAACCACAGCAAGAAGGGGGTAACCGTGGATCAGAAACACTGGCAAGTCGAAAAACAGCCCGCATGGCTGGTGGCGGCCATCAAGAAAACCATTTCGTCTCTGCCGGGTGGTTATGCCGAAGCGGCTGAGTGGCTGGGCTTAACCGAGAACGCATTGTTCAACCGGCTGCGTGCCGACGGCGATCAGATCTTTCCGATGGGCTGGGCGATGGTTCTCCAGCAGGCCAGCGGTACCAAGCACATCGCTGACGCTGTTTCACGCCATTCGAACAGCGTGAACGTGCCGCTGGTGGAAATAGAGCAGGTTGATAACGCCGACATTAATGATCGCCTGATGGAGTCCATTGAGTGGATTGGTCGTCACTCTCAGTTCATACGCAAAGCGACTGAGGATGGGGTGATTGACCAGGCAGAACGGGAACAGATCGAAGAGAACAGCTATCAGGTCATGACGAAGTGGCAGGAGCATTTAACGCTGCTTTATCGCGTTTTCTGTACGCCAGAAAAGAGTGACGCCCGCGAGTGTGCAGCTCCGGGCGCCGTGGCGTGTCGTAATCAGTGGAGAACTAACGCATGAACAGTTTAACGGCTTATCGCCGCTTACCGCAACTGCGGATGATCCCGGTGCCGGGCGTTCCGTTGTTTCGGTATGAGCGCAGATTATCAAACCGCTGGGTTCCGTGTAACCACAGTCGGGCAGTCGCAATCGTGGGGGTCTACTACCGGAGGGCAAAAGCCTTATGCGAGAGCTTAACCGATGGTTCCGGGACCATTACGGCGTGCCCGTCAAAGTTATCCGCTGGGAGCCAGAAACCCGCCGCGTTATCTATCTGCGGGAAGGTTACGAGCATGGAGAGTGCTTCAGTCCGCTCGAGCAATTCCAGCGCAAGTTCAGGGAAATAGTCGATCATGAGCACTAAATTAAGCAGCTACGTGTGGGACGGCTGCGCGGCGTCGGGCATGAAGTTATCCAGTGTGGCCATCATGGCTCGCCTGGCCGATTTCAGCAGCGACGAAGGCGTTTGCTGGCCTTCGATAGAAACTATTGCGCGCCAGCTCGGGGCCGGGCCAAGCACTGTCCGTACGGCGATCGCC